TATAGTACGAGGTGCACTACTTTTATCATTACTGTTACCATGAATTCTATGAAGATTGAGTTTTTACGATATCTGAAGGTAGAATGAGGTATTAATCACGACCACGTGTAACGACTTTATCGACTTCATTCTCCTCATTATGTGAGAAATCTACGTTATTGCATTTTCTACATAGTTTATAACCACCATCGGAAGTTGATATCGATACCATTAACTCATTGCATTGTCTACATATCATAATATAAGGATTTTATATAAATATAACTATCAATAGAAAAATCCCCCTCAAATTTTTTTTGGCGACTCTTCGAACCCCCCACGACAAAAGAACGAAAAGGGTGAGTAGGGTTATAAGGGATTATAAGGGATTAATGGTCATAATCATCATCATTGTAAGGAGTAGGTTTATTTGTTGATATAAAATCATCTACACCATCCTCAAGGTGGTCTTGGTAATCATCAAATGAGGTATCGTTACTACCACTACATATATAGCTTTTAATTCCTACCATCCATGACCATTCGGGTTTTATCATATTATTGTTGTTTTGAGTTCCCTATACGTTCAAAGGGGGTTCGATTCGTTAGTTATTTATCAAGTCTTATTCCACAAAATACTGGGAATCTCAATGAACCATCATCGGTTGTTTCAAAATACCTTACTTCTGCTGTTTTACCTATGTACTCTTCCTTATTAGATAAATACTCTTCTCTTTCGGTATGCGATAATCTTGCACCTGTTTTAACTACTTTTCCTTTATATTCTACCCAAATTGTTCCATGAGTTGGAATTGCATCATTTGGTGTTATATCCACGATTGGTACTGAAACATCAAAGAATTTCTTATATTTTAATAAGTTATCACTTCTACCGTTCATCTTATATCCATTCGAACCCCATCTTAACATCACACCTTCATATCCCAATTGCATCATGTTACCGTAATAGTCTTCTAATTCCTGTGGATTGTTGATTTCTACCAATGGTACTAGTTCGATATGTTCTTTACCTTTGATTATGGATTTGAGTTCATTATACCTCTCTAAAAAGGGTTTATCTGAAATCATATCATATACATGGTATTTTACATTCTCGGTGATTCCTTGTCTATATTTCTTAATTATAGACATATTCTCTTGAAATGTGTTACCATGTGCATACAATTCTCCATCAATATATTCTGTGATATTATCCAAATCTTGTTGGATATGTGGTAATGTAGTAATTTCTTTATTTGCTCTTGATACTAATGTACCATCATTACCCAATCCTCTCATACCATCGAGTTTAGGTTGACCGTAACAAGGCCATTGAACTTTCTTTTCCTTTTTGAAGTAATCATGAGCCAACATAGGTAGAATTACCTTAACAGTTTTGGCTTCCTCCATCGTTTTGAAGTATCCTTCTCTCAATTTCTTGAGTATCAATGCATCTGCTTCTAATTCCGATTGAGTTATTTCGGTGGTTTCGTTTACCTTACCTTGGTTCTTTGGTTTACACAATTTCTTATGTTCTACCTTTTTACCATCTAATAGACCTGATGTTTGTATTAGATATCCATCTGTGGATTCTATTTCTAATACTCTCAACTTTCCTTTACTATCTAACTTGTATATCTTCATATCTTTATAATTTTACAATAATAAATATAAGTAATGGCGGTTGCATGGTTAGTAAGTCACCCGATTGCTTTTTATTAACGTGTAAGCAATTAAACATTTCTACTATTTTTATACCGCCACATACTCATATTCTAAACGTTGTAAATATACGAAAAATTAATGATAAATCCTAATTAAAATTGGATTATTTACCTCTACCGGCTTTCTTTACTCCTGCTCCACTCTTCTTTCCACCACCTTTGGATTTAATCTTATTATTGGTGTTCTTATCACTCGTTTTATTATCGTTCTTATTACCGAAAAATTGACTTCCCATATTATTTTGTTTTATCTACCGGCAATACTGCCCATAGTATTAAATAGATTACTAGAGATGGAGCAAATACTGCTAGTATTCTCCATATGATTGGGTCTGTACCTGTATATTCTCCTATACCATGACAAACTCCACCAAGATATCCCTTGTTTTTAAATCTGTGTAATCGTTTCATTATATTATTGTTTTTGCATCCCTCCGTAAAGTTGCTGATGTCAGCCATATTATTACCGAATACCTAATTCCTTTTTTTAATAAAGTTACTTCATGTTCTACTCCAGAATCAAATATTATACAATTTCCTCTTTCTCTTGAAGATACCACATCACTTACTATCAAATCTCCTCCTTTATAATCTTCTGAATTAGATAATTGTATTGATATTGATTTTAATCGATGGCTTTGTCGTCCACCTCTATCTATGTGTTTTACAAAAAAGCTTCCTTTTGTGTATTTTATTATTTTACAAAAAGGCAATTTTAACATTCCAATAGGTTTACACTTAGATAAAATCATATCACATATTGTAGGTTCTGTGATTTGTTGCTCCACACAAGTTCTAGTACTGGATTTGTGATAACTTATATCACCACCAATAGACACAATCTGTGACTTAATCCAGTTATCTTCATTTACTGAATTTAGTATTTCATCACATTCCTCGTGTGTAAATAGAACTTCTTGTTTCATTACATATTTATCCTTTAGTTTTTAGTACATCTATTTTTTCTTGTAGTTTTTTCATTAATTCCTTGTTTCCTTGTCCTACCTTTGCATTTTCAATAGCGATACAATTCGTTAGATTTTTAATAATCTCAGTTCTTCGTTGTTTTTTAGTAAGTTTTTTATCACTCACTCTTTCATGTAAATTGCGTGGATTATTTGTGTAGAAATCTTTCATAGTTGTTTTTTTATATTTGAGTTGTATATTAAATCTATTATTTCTTTAACAATAGAACATTCTTCATATCTCTCCAGCTCTTCCAAATATTCAAGAAGGTCGTATAACTGAGTTATTGGTATTAATGCAATTATAGTTCTTTTGCGAATCGTTCCTGATTTGAAACAACCTAACATCCATTTTAGCGATTTTATACGCATATCATATATTGCCGATTTATTATGTATCGGTATGTTTCTATAATAATATTCTTCAGGTGTCATTTTTATATATAATACAAATATACGAAAATTAATTCATATATCCTAATTTATCTTCGATTAAATATATCATTAAAGTGGTCCATGAATTTAGTTTCACCTTGCTTTTGCTTACACCTACAAACACTACCACCGGTATCTGTTTGGCATTTACAGTTCTCTTTCATTCGTCTTTCTCTTAGATTTAAAGATAATACCTTTTTTTCTTCTTTCATTATTTCAATTTGTTAGTTTTTCTAAATACAAACATTGCTCTTGTTTCCTTCAACTTGTTTGCCCACAATATATGAGATTCTTTTGTGGGATGTTTTCTTGGTAAAAAACCACCACCCTCTGTTATTAAATAGTTATACATTGTGTTTTCGGTAAAATCTTTTGGTAAGTTTTTCCATGTATAATCTAAACAAGTTTGATACTCATCTCTACCAAAACTATCTATTTTACCAATTCCTTGTTCTACTGATAAATCATATTCATAAAATGTGTTGTAAAAATTAAACCCTATTCCATTCAAATCCAACCAACTGCTTAATGCAAGGATATGATTAAATGTTCTGATATATGATGGTAGGTCTTGTGTTTGGTTTAGAACAAATTCATCTTCAGTTGATTTATCTTTGTCATCATCACCCCATTTATCATATCCCTTCCATAATCTTTCTTGTTGATAGGAAGTTCCATTCCACCACTCAAATCGTGTTGGTGATGTCCATCCTATTGTAACAAATATATCTTTTGAGGTTACCCATCCACTCTCTTCACTCCAACACTCACCTGTTTCTAACCAATGAGTTACATCTCTCATTGTTTGTCTATATATATAATCATTTGATACACCAGCAGAAGAATTATTACAATCAATCATACCGAGTTCCTTGGATAATATACCAGAAAATCGTTGAGTTTCCTTGTTTTCCAACTCCGCTCCCCATACTACGGAATCTCCGTTTGAGTATAATATTGGTGTTTTATTTTGTTTCATATCAATTGTGGTGTTAATTTGTATTTTGTATCTACATGATTTATTGTTATATCATCAAACATAACTTTATATCCATGTTGATTTGGATGCCATATTTTCGAATCATTGTATCCATTTTTAAGAACAAGTTTCTTGGATTTTCCTTCGTTTGCATACTCAAATTTACATGGGAAAGTATGTCCACATTCCCATATACTATATTTTGTATCTGGTCTATAATTTTCTAATTCATAATCGACTAATTTCTGCCAATATGATTTATCATTATATGTAATATACTTCGTTTTATCTACCTCATATAATTCATTAACGAATTTCTTATCAACATATGATTCAAATAAATCAAAAAATAATATATTAATACCATGGGCCTTACACCATTTTTCATAAAATAAATAGTTTGATTGTGCAATATTTTCATGAACTGTTTCATCAAAAACAGAAATCAGATGATCTCTCATATATTCTTCTGAAACTTCTCTTTCAATTTTAGATAATCCTGAAAGATGTTCTTTATTAATTCTACCATTTTCTTCACCAAAAATAGCTTGTTTCTCAAACGATAATTGAGAGAGTATTGGGTTATTATTATTAATAAGATTTCCAAAGCTAAAATTTATGGCTCTAGAATTATCTCTATATTTGGAAGTGAATCCAAATAATATCAAATCAGTATCAATAAATGAAGTAAAACGTTTATTAAATATTTCAAACATCGTGTAGTTATCACTTCCTTGTGAGCCGTAATTTATTATTTGAGAATCAGCTAATCCATATTTTTCTTTAAAAAATAGATTCCATGAGTTTTTCTTTCTCCATCCACTAATTGTCTTTTCATCCTTACCAAATCCTCTATCTTCTCCAAATGGTATAGTTGGTTCAGTTAGTAGAGGATTTTCTCCTTCAATATATTCAGAATATGTACCCTGTCCTTCTATCCAAGAATCTCCAAATAAGAATACTCTATTTATATTTTTCATATATTTTCTGATTTCTTAAATCTTTATATTTCGTATCACTACCACATGGTTCGTTATGATCTTGTATTTTATCTGAATTAAATATCTGCAATCCACGTTGAGCTGTTTCTGGACTCATGTACATATGCCATCCTATACACTCGAATTCATCTTCGGTGTACATTTTGTTTTTATGTCTTCCATCATATATCATTGGCCTTGCCCATTCGTTGAATTTAGAATCATTAGTTAAAATCATACCACCCTGTCCAATATTTAGGATTTTCTTTAAGTGGAACGATAATATCATATACCCATCTTCATATCCTTTACTCATATCTTTCGATAAGGCAGTTGCGGCATCTATAATCTTAGTATCACCCAATGGATATAAACCGTTCCATTTAATATCTTTGAATTTAGGTACATTACCACTTAATATAATTTGATTTGGTACTGAAACGTATGTATGTGCAGGAATTTCTATCTCCTGATTTGTTATTTCAAGATAATGTAAAACCAATCTAATAGCATTTGAATTCGAATCACATGCAATTCCATGATTATATCCACAATAATTTGATAATTCACCTTCAAAATGTGTAACCCAATCCCATGGGTCATTTATTTTATATTCTATTGTCATTTAAATGGCCTTTTCGAGTTGATTGGAGTTCTTCAATACTTACTATTTTCGATGAAATTTTAATAAAATCATGCCAACTTATTGTTGGTATATTGTGTTCTAATATAATATTTCCAAGACGGAAATGTGCACGCAATTCACTTGGAACTATTTCAATATAATTAATAAATTTCTTTATTATATTCATATTACCAAATATAAACTGGTCATCTATCCAATGATGATTCATAACTCCTCTTTTTACAATTCTATCACGTGATATGAAATTACCATCTCCAGCATCATTTAGATATAAAGTATCTTCTTCAAGTTTATAGTTTAAAACGTTCTGCCAATTACTAACTGTATCGGTTCTATGTAAAATAACCTTTTCGTATTTTGTTTCATCTACATGATTAATTGCATTTTTCCAATGATAATACATCTTTGCAGCATTTTCAAATTCTATAAATTTATTAGAATCTGTTGTTAAAACAGTTGCATGAGGAATGTATTTATAAATTAAATCAATTTGTTCTTTTGTTACATCTGACCATGTAGAAATTATAACATCTACCTTATCTAAATCAAGTAATCTTTCTAAGATTAAATCAAATGTTCTATATTGTCCAAAAAATATTAATAAATCTTTTTTCATTTTATTTAATCATTGATAATAATTCTTCTTTAACAAATTTCTCCATCATTGGTTCAGATGGATGTCCCCATCCATTTTCTTGAACCTTGAGGTATTCTTCATATGTTATGTTTGGAGATTCTTGAAATACATCTACACCATCGATTCTGTTATCAATAGTCCATTCAAGTAATCCATTGTAATTCTTATAATGCCAATGATTTGGTCCATCAATAGGAACTTCATCAAGATATGGTTTGAATATTTCATATTGTTTCATCCATATAGATTTACTTGGTATATCTGAATCATTACCAGGTGCACCAAAATGATGTTCGTATGCCTCATCTGAGTATGGATTTCTCATACTCATCCAATATGTATTAATTCCACCATCTTTACAAAATCTTTCCAAATGAGACCATGATTCCATCCAATGAAGTGATTGGTTTAATATATTATTCCAATTGATATCCAGTTCCCAATATTTAACTGCATTTTCTATACCTAAGAATTTAACGGCAGAATCTTCACCATCCGGTGGCATATATCCTCCTGTTAAGAAAAAACATCCTTTTTCTTTATCCCAATTTTCAGTATAAACTAAAGTATGTCCGTATTTTTCTCGATCCTCTTCTGTGAATTTGTGTTTAATCCAAGTTGATTCCCTATTTGGGTCAGACCATTGTCCTATCAATATTATATCATTTGAAGATATTCCTTCACTTATCAATCGTTTTGCATGATATAATAGAATCCTACAAATACTAACATTATCATTCGTTGCACCACCATAATTTAAAACTTTATAATCATTGCCGATTTCTTGTTGTAAGTAATATGGCCATGATTTTCTACCATCATGTATTTCATTAATATTATTAGGATTTAATCTAACATTATTTGTGAATGAACATCCTGTTGTTAGTATGTATTTCATTATTCTTTTATTTTATAACCATAATCTTCTCCACCCTTTCCTACATAATGGCCATCCCAATTTTCATCTTCGTGTAATTTATGATGTGAATATTCATTTGATTTATAAGTACTTCGATGTGGTGGATTATCTTTATCATATTCTGATGTTGATATGTAATAAAAGAACCTAATAGCACATCTACCATAGATATTATCTGGTGCATTTACACCACTTACTTTGTGATATGGTCCTTTATTTATATTTTCATTAATTACCAATCTATTAAACTTTGGTGCTACTGATTCTATTAGATTTGATTTTGGATTGATATCTATATTATCATCCCAATATTGTATATGCCCTCCCCATTCATCTTTCCAATCGGGTGTTATATAAAGAAGAGTAGATAGTTTTCTATGAAGTCTCAATCTATCATTCCAATTAAAATCATAATGACAACCTAAATCTTTACCATTTCGTATGATTGAATACCCTGCTCCAACTAAATGTGGGTCTGGTAATAATCCTACAATACCTGTCATTTGTTCTAATTCATATAAGAACTCTCCACTATGCATTATATCATAGGTTACTCTATGTGCAGTTGGTAATGAAATTAAATCATTAAATTCTTCCATACGAGAACCAGCACGAGTAAATACAGTCCATCCACCTTTTGGTGTATTCTTACATTCTTCATAAAGTTTATTTACAGTTTCCTCATCTAAGAAGTTATCTATTTTGGTTCTACCAAAACCCCACTTAGATTTGGTTTGTTCCCACTCTGATTTTTTATTTATCATAACCTAATTGCATTATGTTTTGTTTTTAACCACCTATCCGTATAATCAAATGTTAGGTTTCCAAAATATTTTTTACCTTTGATATAAATATGTTCTTCAAAGAAATCCACATATACAGAATCATGTGGATGATTACCAAATCCCATGATATTACCATCAGGTGGTATATCCCATTCGTTTGCTCCACTTAGATAAGAAATGTTACCAAATTTTTCCATTGCAAACTCATCAATTCCACCAAATTTATTATGAAATACAAACTTGGTTAAATCAACACACTTCCAAAGCTTTTCTAAATAATCTGATTTATTTTTTAAATCTGTAAATGTATCATTCATTAAGAATGAAATGTGTTCTATATTTAATGAAGTTAGAAAACTTTGAGTATCTACAATACATTGTAAATAATGTTCGTATCTATCTATTGGTTTATGAGATATGTGGCAATTGTTTTTATATTCACTTAAATACCATTCTATTTCTTTATTTTCAAAATAGGTTAAATCATCAACATCAGGATTTGTATAAACTTTATTACCAATAATAACATTTAATGATTTCCATTTTCCTATAACTGGAGATGTTGAAGGTGTCTTTGTACAATTAAATTTATTATCTAAAATAAAAGTATCTTCAATATGATCTGAATCATTTAAGATATCATTACACAACTCACTTGGTATTTCTGTAAATAATCTATTTGGCTGAGACCATTCTATAATAGTAAAAATGTTATTTGGAGCTACTCCTTTTGATAATAATTTAGAAACAGTATAAATAACACTTCGTTTTTGGTATTCTGCACCAAATGAATCACAATGTAAATCTATTACTTCAAAATCAGTATCGTTTCCTTTTGTGAATTCCTTCATTGAACGAAACATAACACCATAACTGCAGCCTGTGTTTATGATGTATTTCATATTATATTATTCTACCGTTGACCATGATACTTCCCATTCATTAAATTCATCAGCTATACAATCTATCTTGTAATCTTTTCTACCACCATCTAATTCTTGTATCTTATTTTTTGCTGTATTTCTTATTCCATTCAATCCATGAGTTAACATTAATTTGTTACCAACATCTTCTCCATTTCTAGCATTATCTTCGTTATACCAAATATGTGAATTCATTTGAGATACTACAACCACTGCTCTGATGAAATCTCCATCAACTGGTGGCTTTTCTTTGAGTATTTCGTTAATATCATGTACTATTTCGGATATTTCCTTAGCATATTCCTCTTTATGTTCAGGAATCTTTACTTCTTTTAACTGAACGATAGATAATCTATCTATCAATTCTCCTAATGTTGGTAAGTATTTTCTCATCTATTCTTTCGTTTCCAATGGTTATATTCTTCTCCTATCATATTAAGTACCTCAGCTTCCGATTCGTAGTAATGTCCTCTGGTTTCAATAAGGGTGATAAGTTCTCTAACTTGTAATACTACTTCTTCATTAATTTCTAAAGTGTTTTCTCTTAACCAAGTATCTATTTTCTTTATATTCTTTATTTGTTCTTTATCTACAAATGTTGCATTGTTTCTCATATCGTTGTTACTCCACGTTTTTGTACTACTAATGTTGCATTATCGTTAGCTAATTGAATGGATTTATCCATATCATTACTTTGAATATATTCATATACAAAAGATGCCATCCAAGTATCACCTGCTCCACTTAAATCTCTAACTTCTATTGAATTATCAACAGGATATCTTTTTTCATTGTACATACATCCTCGTTCAGACATAGTAACAATTAGTTTATCTTTCCACTCAGAATAAACTGCTCCCTTTTCAAGACAATTATCCCACTCTACTTCATTCATCTTAACAAATGTATAATCTTTGAAGTAATCTCCACTACCAATTGTTTTTTTAGTATCAATAAAAGATATCTTAGAATTCTGTCCTATTTCTTTTATGTTATCATACGTTAAATATCCCTTATCATAATCAGCAACAATAACTGCATCATATGAATCAAAATCTACCTTACGATAATCAAATGTATTGGAAACCTTATCATTACCATCTACTCTGAGTAACATTTGGTTTGATTTGGTTTCAACGTATCTTGTTTTTATAATTTGTTCGTTGTTAGTAATTAGTTCAGTTTTTCTAACTCCCAATGCTCTAAGGTTTTCAACAACGTTTCCAGCCATACCTTGATTGGTTATGGTTTTTGATGGATTGAATACTGGTATGGGTGCTTCCGGACACAATCGAATACAACTACCATATACAAAAATATCGGTGCAACTATCTCCTATAACTAATATCTTCAAAATGTATTATCTTTATCTAATTTAACTTCTAATTTCTTAATTTCTGCACACATTTCATACCGCTCTTCTTCAATTGCCCAATCCATGAGTTTTTCCAATGTATCCCATACACCTTCCATTTCTACAAAGAAATCAAATGCTTTCTTATTTCCTCGTATGGTTGCCTCAACTCGTGCAAACTGTAATTTATCTATATTTTCGGATATAATTGTTTTACAACATTCAAACATTACAGGCATAAGAGTTTCCTTACCAATACCCTGTGTCCAAACTTGTATATCATCATCACCTATATATACATGAAGAATGGTATCTTGTTTCATATTATAGTTTTATACCAATTCTAACTGACTCAAGTCCTTCGTGCCTTTGTTCTTCTTTATAAATACTTGTTATTGTCCATGTAGTTTGTAAGAATTTAATATTACCACCAACTGTCAAACAAGGGCCACCCTCGAAATCAAATAATGATATTACTCCTTCTTCTGATTCGGATTGTCTTGAAAATTCAGACTCTCCCATTACTCTAAGAGATGTTGCGTTTATTTTCTCAATAACTCGTTCATCTCCGTATTTGTTTTTAATAATTTCCATCTTTTATTTGGATTGATTATAATTTAATTTATGCCAACTTTATGTCCTTTAAGATAGGATTCGATTATCCATTTACTCTTAGTTCCATGTAGTTTATAATACAAATTAATGTATTTTTTAGTACTCAACATCTGTTCTCTATTTTCAGTTGTTTGTATAACTTTTATAACCTTACGTAAAATTGATGTGACTACCATATTAATATATATTAGTTTAATTAAAATAAGTGTTTTATTTACCTAAATCTTTCCTTATATCATCCTTTACTACTCGTAGATATTTTGCTCTTTTCTTTGCATCCACAAATGGTACTGACCAGAATTGTTTTGTTTTAAACCACCTATTTAGATTCCATCCAAATACAAATGTATAAACTCCCATTACTAATCTTAACTTAACTGAATTAAGGTATAACGTAACAACAGGTAACATTGGTGCACCATGTGTAATATATGTTCTAACTTTCTTATCACTTAACTTTGGTTTAGGATAAGCATACTTACCAAACAATGGTACAAAGTTATATGCAAATCCTGGTGTAAGAACTTCATCGAAGAATGTTTCCATCTTTGGTGTCATTCTAAACCACCAAACAGGTGATACAAAGTATATGTGTGTTGACCAAGTAATTAGTTTCTTATATTCCTTGATTAATTCGTCTCTATCTCTGTGTAGTTTATCTTCATACACATCGATTATCTCAAATACCTCAGTATTCTTTTTTAATTGCCTTATAATAGTCTTAAATATCCCATTGTAACAAAATGATTTTTTGTCAGGATGACCTATTACTACTAAATGTTTAAAATTTCTTTTCACTTCTAATTATTTCTGTTATTATTTTAAAGTTTTCAAATCCAATTGCTGCGTTTTCTTCCCATGTATCAACATTTCCATCATCACTAACCCATTTATAAGATTTGAATGGTATATCACGTTGTTTACATACATACGCAAGTGCATATGCCTCCATATCAACTATATCACAATAATCAATCATATCCAAGTATTTCTCTGCATAGTCTGTACGAGAGTTATCATAGATTTGGTCTGTTGTAAATAACTTTACTCCACTATCTGATAATTTTATTTCACAATCATTATTATCAGGAGTGCACCCGTATTCAGCAAATGGTCTTACATCTATATTATTATATACAGAACCAACTTCAATAACTTCACCCACTTTGTGATTTTTTAAATTACCACAAGAACCAAAGTTTATAACTACATCAGGTTCTTCATTCCAAAGAATTTCGGTTAGATTTGATGCTGCATTTATTTTACCAATACCAACTTGGAATATTGGAATACCGTTTAGTTCTTTCAATCCACCATGTTCTAATGGAGTTGCTGATACTAATATAATTTTACTCATTTATTTGTATTTTTTCTCGTATGTCAACTAATAAATCCATTACTTCTTCCAAATTATGTAGAGCATCGGATGCATCACAATAGTCTTGACAACATATTCCTAAATTACTATACACTATTCCTAGTTTAGTATCTATTTCATCCCATTTTTTCTCAATATCCATGTTTCAATCGTGTAGCTGATACTAATATTATTTTACTCGAACCCAAGTTAATGCATCGAAATACTTACTAAGATTCTTCTGAAGTTTTTTGTATTCATCATACCTATCTGAACGATTTGCTTCTGATTGTGCTTTTTCCAAAATAACTTCTGCTCTTGTTTTAGCTTCGATTACTACATTTTGGAAATTACTTTCAGTATTCCCAATATAACTTAGGTTTCCTGATGATGTTGTTAAAGTCATTGATGATGCATCCACTGCTCTATCTTCAAATAGGTCCTCTACATCTTGTTCAAACTCTTTTGATAAAACTAAATACCTATTTACTTTACTAATTAATTTTTTTGTTTTCATTTTTATTTATTTAATGTTTCTTTCAACAATGGCTTTAGCATTGCATGAACTTTATCAAAACCATGTTCTCTCATGGCATCTGATATGTCTTTACATATAGTTGGTACAAATCCATAGATATTATATGTTTTTTCATACACTTCTACAGCATGTCTACCTGCTTCATCATTATCAAAGAGAGTTATTACTTTTTTGTATTTCTTTTTTAAATGCTCTATTACGTGTGGCTTAATCATAGTGTTCTCTGAATCAGGGCTAATAACTTCTAGGTTATAACCCATACTCTTAAGACACATGGCGTCTTTAAGTGAAGAACATATAACTAAATATGGTTGATCAAATTTAAGTTGATCTTTACCTTGTAAATATGACTTAGCTTTATAAAATTTGTATTTTTTACTATAAGGTTGATAAATTTTATAAACTTCACCATTTTTGTCAAAGTAACCATAGCACCATTTACTACCAATTGTTAGCTTTCTTATTTCACCTGAGTCATCTTTGATAAGATTGTAATAATCAATAGGTTTTACATTATACATGCTAAGCATGGTTTGACCTATTCTAAATGATAACCAAAACTTTCTATCTTCAGTAGTCCATCCTCTTTCTTTAATGAAATCAATTTCCCACTTACTTTCTGGTTGAAATTTGTGTTGTATATAGTCTGATGACCTTACATGCTTATTATAATCTGATACTATTCTTGTCATAGCATCATGAAATTCCAGGTTAAGAACTAACTTAACTAAATCTATTTTATTACCACTTTTTCCTGTTGAAAAGTCTTTAAACTTATACTGCATAATAGATTTATCTACATATATGCAAAAACTAGGAGTACGTTCATTAGGATTAAATATTGATTTAATCTTTATGTCTTGTCCTGTAAGTTGTTCAGGAAGGTCTAAGTAATATTGAAAAATCCAAGTGCTTGGTACGTCATGTCCTTCTCCTACAATATTTTTTGTGTTAAACATAAACCAAATGTATTAAAAAGAAATGGGCCCAGCAATATACTGAGCCCACTCTTTTAATTAAGGATATTATAATTCAAAGTCAGATCCTGCAGTAGGAGCCGGTTCAAAATTACTTGCTGGAGTTGATTCTTTCTTTTCCATCCCTCTGAAATGGTTCTTATCACCACTATCAAAAGTAATTAAATTAGAATTTTCCGTATCCAAAGCTTCTAATGGTACACCCATTCTGTTTCTTTTAGGTAAAAACAAATCATCATTTACATAACCTTCTTTGTTTTCCCACTCACGTGCACCTAAGCATGCGTTGATATAACCAGTCCCAGAACAAATCTTTGCAGCTTTCATCATGAAATCTTCAATAGTATTTGCCTGAATAGCATCAAGCTCATCTCTCTTATCAACTACTTCTGATAAAAATACCATAGCTTTCAATACTTCTGTATCTCTGCTAATTTCATTACCATTTGCTAATGTAGCATCTTTAAATGGATATGGAGAAAATCTTACTCTACCTACTTGACCTTCAAACTTAGGTCCATTAGGATTATTTACATCTTTTAAGAATCCGTTGAATTCTCCGGTAATTGGTTCACTTTCTACATGCAATGTAATATTGTATGCGTCCATATCATATGGTGTTTGATCAAATGTAATTGAATTGATCATTACTTTTTGATTTCCTGTTCCAATTACTGGTTTTGTTCCACCTGTTCCGGCAGACATGTCTTTAGTACTTAACATAATTTTTGATTTTTAAATTAATTTATTTGTTGTATTCCTCAATACAACTTATTACGAACTGCAGGTCATTTGGGATAAATTTATCCTCAAACATACCCATTGGTGATTTACATGTGTTCTCTCCATTGTTTTGAGTTTCAAAACCATATTCAAGTTCACCATCATCTAATTTATTTACTTTACCAAACAACACTATTGAAAATAGACCTTCTAAAGTTAAAGTGTTATCTATCATTTTACCGATAGTTTTTGCTTTAACTTTTCTGTTTCCATTTAAATCAGTTGAATCTTCTGAGTGAGTTAAGAAAATAATATTTAAGTCTTCTCTTAGATCTTTAGGTAACTTAGCAACCATGGCCAAGTTAGCAGCAATCTGTGTAAACTTTTCATATCCTTTCTCATGTGCTCTATCAAAATATTCAAAAGAACTCATATATTGCCAATCATCAACTACAATAGTTTTGATATGGCCCATCTTATCACTTACATGCTTCATTGCTTTAATGATACCAGGTGCAGTAGCTGCAGATGTTAGATTTCCTTTTGGATGATCTTTTGTTATCTGAGTGTACTTGCCCTTCCAACCTCTAAACGGTAAAGGTTTGTTAGCTATATTTATAATGAAAGTCTCTTTTGGATCTAATGTTCTGATTGAGGTAGACTTTCCTGTCCCTGAATCAGCAATAACTAATACGCTGTTTGCCATGTTTACTTGTTAAATTTATTTATTACTTTGGTTAATGTTATTAATGTTTGATTAATCTCTTCAAGTTTATCAATTAATGCAGTAGGGCTAATGCCATCTGGATTTGGTAAGTCAAATAATGTAGTTGTTGACTTACTTATTATAGGTTGAATTGGATGATTATCATTTCTTGAAGTTACATCATTTATAACTTTTAATTCATTTACTGGAATAAGATGTCTTTGAAATCCAGAACCAGATGTAACTAGTTCATATTCTGCTTTCCAATGAGGATTATATTTATGTAAATATAATGTTCTTTTTGGATCTTCTGAATCATAATCTATACTAACAAATTCAGTATATATGTCTTCCTCTTTTTCTAGCTCACTAGGAAAGAATGATACGTGTAGTTCATCTTTTCCTTTTGGTCTATAAGCCATCTTTGGTATATATTGAGCATTACTATTACCTCCTATTTGAAAATAATTTTCATGTTCTTCTCTTAGTTTTACAACTTTAGTTTTACGTTGGTCTGGTGTCAGTCCCATATTTTCTATTTTTAATTTTTTAGTGCTTATCATCTGCGTTCTTGTTGTCCTGGTGTAGCCATTTCTGCAATTTGCATTTTCTCAAATTCTGCTTTGAAAAAACTCATTCTTGCATCACCATTCCTAGCTTTCAAGAAATGAAGTACCAAGGTTCTATCATTTTCTATAATATATCTATCAGGTCCATAGAACCTAATCTTTTGTTTTGCTGGCCGGTTAATACCAATCAACATATCTGCATGTTGTAACATAGCATCTGATCCAAATATATCTGACTCAAGAATATAATTACCATACTTACCGTCAATTGCTCTGTCAGGGTTATCAATATTTCTATTAAGCTGTGACAATGCAATAAATAAACAAGGGTAATCACGTTTACATTGTGTAAAAAATTCACCTAGTTCAAATAACATATCTAATGAGTTATTCTGATAAGGAGCTCTTTTTACAAGCATAGTGTGATCTAATGTAATAATTGTTTTCTTACCTTGATGTTTAACCATGTAAGCATCAACTTGCTCACGCATTTGATTAACAGTCAAAGGTGTTGATATAATATCTACTGGGTACTTTACACGTTCTTTTGCATACTGATGACAACTAGTCATTACATCTGCACCTAATACAGAACCTGCACTACACAGTTCTTTATATGTTTTACCAGTAATAGAACTAAATTCTCTAATAGCTGATGTTCTACCAACCATCTCAAATTGAAATTCTAATACTCTAAAATCATCATTAGGGTTAAGCATAAAAGACTCACGTATTATCTGATCTTTAATCAGAGTTTTACCTGAACCAGGCCTACCACCAATAACAGTAAGTGTATTCCATTCTAAACCGTCAGTTGCAGCATCATTAAACTTGGGCCATGGAGTATATATTGATTTCTCAGCTCCTGTTGACCTAGCATACATGTATTTAAGTGCATCATTGAAGGCTGTGTATTGGCCCACCCATGCTGGTGTTGGTTTACTCATTACTTTGTAGTTTTTGAATATATAATGCTGCATCCATAAGTTCTTCTTTTAAGTGCTGCAAAAAATCATCTTTGTTATTATCTTGTAGTGTTGTTTTATATTTATCTATACCAACACAACTTCTTATATCAAATTCTTTCTTTAAATCTTCTACTATTTTATCACTTTTACTCATTACCTATTATTTTTTTTACGTCTTTTATATTATCTTTAGCATCATAAAAGTCCATTTCTCCACCACCATTATCATTTAATATTTCAGAAGCCTCACGAGAATTATCCATAAGCCATTCCATATAATAT